ATGGGCGATTTGCCATCATCAAATGGGCAAAAGAAGGGAAAGCAACCGCAGAAGCGGAACGCTACATCTTTCAAGCCGGGGCAAATCGCCAACCCAGCAGGCGCCCGAAAGGAACCCGCAACAAGCTCTCAGAAAACTTCGTCGCTGCCCTTTACGCAGACTTCGAGGAGAACGGTCAGCAAGCAATTGAGATGATGCGGATCGAAAAGCCGGGCGACTATGTGAAGGTGGTCGCAAGCCTGGTGCCGTCTCAGTTTCAGGCGGTCGATGGAGACGGCGAAGCATCAGGGCTACAGATCATTATCCGCAAGGATATCTGATGCGCGCATGGTGGTATGAGCCATTTTTGTTTGCGTGCGGATTGGCCACGATCATCGGCGGATATCACATGCTCGGCGGCCTTATGGTCGGCGGTGTCGTCTATAGCCGAGCGCCTGCCATGGCCTGGCAGGGTGCAAAGAACATCGCGTTCATGTGCCGGGTCACTGCCTATCGGGTCCGACATTGGCGCAGATAATTCTTCCGAATAACTGGACGCCGCGCCCGTATCAGTTGCCTCTCTGGCGCTATCTGCAAGCGGGAGGAAAGCGGGCGTTTGAGGTCGCTCATCGTCGGTGGGGGAAGGACGATGTTTGCCTGCATCACGCCGCGATTAGCGCCCATGAAAGGCCTGCGTCCTATTGGCATATGCTCCCGCTCTATAGCCAGGCACGCAAAGCGATCTGGACAGCCGTAAACCCCCACACTGGCAGGAGGCGCATAGACGAAGCTTTCCCGCCTGAATTGCGGGAGAATACCAACGATCAGGAAATGTTTATCCGGTTCAAGAGCGGCGCAACGTGGCAGGTTGTCGGCTCGGATCGTTATAATTCTCTGGTCGGCGCGGGCGTGGCAGGCGTGGTGTTTTCAGAGTGGGCGCTCGCAAACCCCGCAGCATGGGGCTACATCCGGCCAATGCTCCAGGAGAATAACGGCTGGGGCGTTTTCATCACCACCCCACGCGGCAAGAACCATGCGTACAGCATGTTCCAGCACGCAGAGCATGATGACGGGTGGTTCGCAGAGCGATCAACCATCGGGTTGACGGGCGCGCTTACTCCTGAGCAGGCCCGGCAGGCTAAAGCTGAATACATCTCGATCTATGGCGAGGATGTGGGATGCGCTCAATACGAGCAAGAGTATGACTGCTCATGGACGGCGGCGATCCTCGGGTCGTTCTATGCCCGCGAGCTATCAGCGCTCCGCAACGAAGGACGCCTCTGCACGATCGAGGCAGTACCAGGGGTGCCGGTTCATACGTCATGGGACATCGGGATCAGCGACGACACCGCGCTTTGGCATTTCCAGGTAGTGGGAGCGCAGATACTTGTCCTTGGCTGCCACGCACAATCCGGGGTCGGGCTCGATTATTACGAGACCTATATGCGGGATATCCATTCTCAAAAATGCTGGCTGAAGGGCGTTGACTTCGTACCGCACGATGCCAGAGCCCGCGAATGGACGGGAGGGCGAACGCGGATCGAAACCATGATGGCCATGGGATTTAATCCCGAGCTTGTGCCCAATGTCGGTTGATGGACGGCATCAACGCTGCTCGTCGCACATTGCCTCTTTGCGTGTTCGATAGTGACACCGAAATGACCGGCTTCTCGGCTTTGGAAAGCTACAAGCGCAAGTGGGACGACACGAAGAAAGCCTTTTCCCAAGGTCCGGAACACGATTGGGCGTCACATTATGCTGACAGCTTCCGCTATCTTGCGCTATCATGGCGCCGCGCTCGCGAGGTTGCTCCGGCTCCCCAGACGCCAACGATAGAAATGGTGGCTGATGGTCTCACCCCTCCACCGTTAAGGCCCGCACGCCGGAGACGGTAGTGGACACTGAACAACCCGCATTCGCCGATACGCTCGAAGACGTAAACGAGCCCAGATCATCCTCTATCGTTCTCGCAGCCATCAGGGCGGCTTATCAGTCGCTCCAGAAGTGGCAGGACGAGTGCGAGCGCATAGACAAAATATTCTCGCGTGCGCGCTCCGTTGGTGGCGTTGCGACCTATCAAGATCCTGACTTTGATCTGTTCTGGTCATCGACCGAAATTCTTAAGCCCGCAGTATATGCCCGTGCTCCCGTCCCTGTGGTGGGGACGCGGTTTTCGATCAGAGATCCGTTTATGGATCAGGTGTCGGACATGCTTGAGCGGGCCATCTCCACGTCACTCGATCAGACATGCATCGATGAGGTCATGAAGGGTATTCGAGACGATCTCATCATGACAGGGCGTGGCGTAGCATGGGTCTCATTTGAGGATAGCGACACGCCGAGAATCACAGTCGAGCACCTAGAGCAGACTGACTTTCTGCACGAGCCTGCGCGCAAATGGTCAGAGGTTGGATGGGTCGCACGATGCGCCTGGATGACCAAGGAAGAAATGCGAGAGCGGTTTTCAGACGCTTCAGATATGGCCTATCAGAGTGCTGCGTTCAGCAGTCAGCGCGACGAGAACAGACACGGCATGACTGACCATAGCGAAAAGGCCGCCGTATGGGAGGTGTGGAGTAAGTCTGACAACCGCGTCTATTGGGTATCTGATGGCGTCGATGTGTTGCTGGATGAGGCCAAGCCCTTCCTGGATCTTGAGCATTTCTTCCCATGCCCCAAGCCTGCCTACGCCACGCTTAAGAGGCGAACACTCATCCCCGTTCCTGACTACGCCAGATATGAGACCAATCTGGAGCAGATCAATGACCTGACAAGCCGCATCTACGGCCTGCTCGATCAGGTGCGGGCTCGCGGTCTTATTGCAGCCGGGTCGGACGTTGGAACCGCAACGCAGGCTCTCCTCGCCGAAGCTGACGACGACATGATGTTGATACCAGTCCCTGCGTCATCGCTCGTTGGTAACGGCGACATGATACAATGGCTCCCGGTTGAAATGTTTGCGAATACGGTTCAGGGCCTCATTGCCGCGCGACAGCAGCTCATAAGCGATTTCTACGAGCTATCAGGTATCAGCGATATCATGCGCGGCGCATCGGATGCCCAGGAGACATTGGGCGCCCAGCAGCTCAAGAGTCAGTACGGCAGCGTTCGCGTTCGTGAGAAATCTGCGGCAATCGTGCGTGTCGCTCGCGACATTGCGGCAATCGCAGGAGAGATCATCTGTGAGAACTACAGCGGACCCGAACTCATGGCTCTGTCCCTCACGAAACTGCCATCCGATGCCGACATAAAGAGGCAGATTGCTGCCGTGCAAAAGCAAGGTAAGGCAGCTCTTGAACAGATCGAGGCACAGGCCCGTGAGATCGAAGCACAACAGCGCGTCATGCACTCGCTACCACCGCAACAGCCGCCAGCACCGCAGCCGCAAGGAGCGCCCGCGCAATGACGCCGCAGCAACAACAGCCCCCGCAGGCGCCGCCAAATCCGATGCAAATGCTTCAGCAGCACAGACAGCAAGTTGAACAGCAGGTGCAGCAGCAGGCGCAGCAAATCGAGCAGACGATAACCATCGACCGGGTGGTGAAGTTTTTGCGTGATGAACGAGTGAGATCTTTCTCGATCGAGATCGAAACTGACAGTACGATTATGCCGGATGAGGCCGCAGAAAAGGCCAGCCGAAACGAGTTTCTTGGTGCATTTTCACAGGCAAGCGCAGGTGTTCAGCAGTTACTACAGCTCGGGCCATCTGGAGCAGAGTTGGCTGGCGGTCTTCTAAAGTTCGCTCTCGCTCCATATCGTGTCGGCAGGCAGCTTGACGGCTTGATAGAGCAGTTCTGTCAGCAGGCGCCGCAGATCGTGCAGCAACAAATGCAGGCACAGCAGCCGCAGGGGCAAGACCCGGCACTCGCACAGGCCCAGCAGCAGCTTGCCCAGGCGGAAATGCAAAAGGCGCAAGCCCAGATGCAGCGCGTTCAGGCAGAGACCGAACTCAAGACCCAGCAGAACCAGCTTGCGATAGCCAAGGCGCAATCGGACGCCGAACACCGACAAAACACCCAATCCATGGAAGCGCAGAGGCTACAGGCCGAGCTTCAGCAGGCGCAGGCCGATTTGCAAGAGACAATGGCGAACATTGAGCGCGTCCGCGTCGAAACGCAAATGCTTGTCGAGAACGCCCAAACGTCGCGTCAAACGGCAGATAACGACACCGCCCGCGTCATTGCCGAGGTCGGAGCCCAGCAATTCCAGCAGGACCAGGCCATGATGCAGCCGATCGACATCGCCAATGAGTAAGCCTCACGACTTTCATCGGGCCGATGTGCGGATTGCCTATCCATGGCCTGTCGAGGTTCAGATGCCCGAAGACGTATCAGGGGTAGGAATTGACGAGGCTATTTACGGCGAGAAGCCCGCCGAAGAGGTGAGCGGGAGCGAATAATAGCGCGCTCACTTCATGATTGTACCAGGACTTTCATTTGTGGTACTATAATACCACATGATCCAGATATCAGAGCAGCCACGATACGCATGGTTCGATAACGGCAACGGGAGGCAGGTTTTCCGCCGCGTCCTGCCGCCGTCTCTGGCTCGCTCTGATCTCCCCTGCCCCATGATTATTTCGGACACGATCGATCCGACCGAAAGCATGGCAGACGGCAACACTTACACATCAAAAACGGCGCTGAGGCGTACCTATCGCCCGGATGGAAACCCGCAGGGACGGGAATATGTCGAGGTTGGCAACGATCAGCGGCCTCATGAGCAAAAGCGCGGAAGCGTGACGCGCGATAGAAGCAAGTCTTCCGAAATCATTCAGAAAGCAATGGCGACCGCAGATCGCGGCGAAAGGACGCAGGCATGAGCGAGACGCTTGAGGCACCAGTGAACGACGCTCCATCGACCCAGATTGAACGGGAGCAGAGCACCGCTCTAGGTGCCGGAAACGAGCAGCAGGACACCCAGGCCGACACCAAGCCGGAGCCCGATGCCAAGCCGCAGACACGTCGCGAGGCTATCGAGGCGGCAGTAGATAAAGCCGAGAAATCCGACCCTGCCCCCGAGGCCGCGAAGAAGCCCCCTGAAGGGCGAGAGGCGCCGGAGAGCAAGCCCGCAACAGAACCGGCTGAACAGAGAGAAGCGCCCGCCGAAGAAGGCAAGGACAAGGCCGAAGAGACCGAGAAGCGCCAGATAAAGGCCCCTCGCCGCTTTCTGGCCAAGGCTCAGGAGACTTGGGCCAACACGCCGAATGCCGTCAAGTCAGAGGTTGCGCGCATGGAGCGCGACTACGAAGCCCTCATGCGTGACGGCATGGAAGACAGGCAGTATCGGCAAAACCTGCGTGAGTTCGAGGAATATGCAGGCAAGAGCGGCGCCAAGCTGACCGACGCGCTCAGGCTCTACACTGACATTGACCGTCACCTTGCTGAAAATCCGGTGCAAGCCATTGCCGAAATTATGAAGCGGGTCGGGCTGTCTCCTGAGCAGTATTCGCAGATTGTGACGCAAAACAGCCCTCAATATCAGGCTCTGATGATGCAGCGCCGTGCGCAGATGGCCCAGCCTCAGCAGGAGCCAGCCGAAACGCAACATCTCCGTGCGCAACTTTACGAAGAACAGAGCAAGCGCGTCCATGCCGAAGTGGTCGCACCTTTCCGGACGAGCCATCCGCGCTTTGACGAATTGCAGGAAACAATTGCTCAATGCCTGAATTCTGGTATGATTCCGCAAGGTCTCAGTCACAATGAGCGACTTGAGGCGGCTTATGACATGGCTGATCGGCTAACGCCGCGCTCCATGCCTACCCAGGCCAGCCTCGCCGCCTCCGAGCAAGACCATAGTGCCCAGACTGCCAATCCGCGTGCGGGCAAATCACTCTCCGTAAAAGGCGCTCCTTCTTCCGGGATTTCTTCAAATCCGGTGCGTAGGGGCAAGCTCTCACGCCGCGAAGCGATAGACGCCGCCATGGCGCGCGCTGACCGCAGATAAGCAAGGATTGGCGCAATGGCCGTCACTTCAAACCGCTGGCTCCGGCAGGTTCTCACGACCTCGCTGGAAGACCGCAGCAAAGACATTCAGGATCTCGTTTTTTCCAGCAACCCGGTTCTTGCCATTCTTCGCGAGAACGATCGGTTTAAGGAATATTCCGGCCCGGATATCCGCGTTCCTCTCACGATCGACAAGCTCGATGGTCAGTGGTTCACCGGATACGATAAGCTGAACAATCAGCCAAAAGAGCTGATTAATAGCGCCGTTTGGACGCCGAAGAACGTCGCGGTAGGATTTTCCCTGACCGGCACCGAAATTCTCGCCAATGAAGGCCGCGCCAAGATCATCGATCTGGTCGACACCTACATGGAGAATGCCGAAGATTCCATGAAAAATGTCATGGAAGAAGCGATCCATGGCGACGGAACCGGCTCGGGCGGCCGCGAAATGATCGGCTTCGGCGGTGCTATTCCCATCGTTGCGAACACTGGCGTTTATGGCGGCATTGATCGCGCACAAGTCCCGATGTGGCGCACCTCTTCGTTCAACGCAACGACCGATTTCCCTGATATCGGCACGGCCTTCGACGTGACCACTGCGATGCGTATTTTGCGCCGTATTATTGCGCAGAGGTCCAAAGGCACGCGCAAGGCCGATCTGATCATATGTGATATCAAGTCCTATGACGTGATCCAGTCCGCGCTCACGAGCATCCAGCGCATCACCTCTGCCAATGTCGGCAAGCTCGGCTTTGATGCGCTCGAACTCTCGACGCCCGCTGGCCCTGTTGCGATCTTGTGCGCAAACGGCGTTGGCACTGTCATGCCGGATAACACGATCTACGGCATCGACAGCCAGGCTCTTGAAATGCGCTACCACCCGAGCCGCAACATGGTTCCACTCTTCGACGGCGATGGCGCGCGCCCGATCAATCAGGACGCAATCGTGCAGTATCTCGTCTGGAACGGCGAAATGGTGCTCAAGAACCCGCGCTACACCTGGCGCTTGGTCACGGCTTAAGGAGGTCCAAACATGGCAACTCTTCGCACAAACCCGTCCCTTGGGCCGGGTCTTGATACCGTCCTCGCGCCGGGCGATGCCTGGTTCGACGTTGCGGCTAACGTCTCACCCCTTTACGGGGACGTTGCATTTGATGGCTCTGGGCACAAGCGCATCTGGGTCACCACTGCGTCAGCTTTGACGGCAGGGGCAGCGATTGCGATCGATAACAGCGGCAACGCAACGGCCAACGCGAGCGGAACCTATGCGGCGCCTGTCGCAGTTCCTGCTGGCGGCTCGTTCTGGGCGCAGTCCACGGCAAACTGACATAGGGGGGCTTCGCGCTCCCCTAAACCTTTGAGGTAAACATGGATCTGGCATTTTCTCGCGTTGATGCGGCGCTCACAGACTTTGCAGTCACTCCTTTCTTTCGCCATGAGACAGTTGAAGACGTGATGGCGTCTCAGCGAGAAAAGCGCGCCGTTATGCGCACTATCGAAGTCTGCGAACTGCGCATTGCAGGAGAAAAGAACTACGTTCCTGTCGTTCCGGCAGATAGCATCTGGCAGATCCAAAATGGCCAGGCCGTGACCTATGCCGAACGTTTTTCCGAGCAGTATCGTCAGTTCAAGACTGGTGGCGCTCAGGAAGCGTCAGGCACTCCGTTGCAGGAGCTATCTCCTTACGGCATCACTCCCGCCCAGATTTCGCTCTGCCGCGCTATGAAAATCCACTCAATCGAAGCCGTTCACTCTCTTGAAGGCCACGCGCTTAAGGCGCTCGGCGTCCAAGGGAACGACCTCAAGCGGATGACATCTGCTTACATGGCGAACCTGACGCGGGGCGGGCAGGTTGAGAGCGAGCTTGAGCAGCTTCGGCGGCAGGTTGCTGAACTTACTGCCGCGTTGAGAGCGCCGTCCCCTGTCGGCGTACCCAGTGAGGGGGAGCACGATGACGGCGTAGATGAGGCGTCGTTCTCTAGCATGAGCGACGACCAGATCAAGGCCTATATTCGTGAGCGTTCCGGGTCGACCCCGCGCGGAAACCCATCGCGTGACACCCTAGTGCGCATGGCCATGGAGGCCTGAAAATGACCGCCCTGACCTGCTTTAAAAAGGCATCCCGGCGCCTTATTTCTCAGGATCAGGGAAGTCTTTTCACTGGCAATGACCCTTTCCAGATCAAGTTTCTCGAAATCATGTCCGAGGCGATCCAAGATATAGCGCAGGCGCACGACTGGAACGATCTATCTCGCAATGCACGCTTGTTTCCGATGGAAATACGTCCGATTTCGCTTTGCCATCAGATTATGGACGGATGCTCGTTAAGGCTGACGTTCACTCATCGATCTGGTCCGTTAATTACGAGCCCGCCAAAGACAAGGATGAGTGGATACAGCTTCAGCGTTTCATGCCGTCAACCATCCCCGGATACTGGATCATCTATGGCGGCCAGATGCACCTTCTTCCGACGCCACGGGCCAATGAGAACCCCACATTCTGGTATATTTCCGCCAAACTTGTTCGCGGGGCTGATGGAACGATGAAAGCCGATTTCGACAGCGACGATGATTCATTCGTCCTTGATGAACAGCTCTTGCTCTTGAGCACCATCTGGCGTTGGAAGCAGGCCGAAGGTCTCGACTACCAGGAAGACATGCAGAATTACGAGGTTCGCCTCTCCCAGCTCGCAGCCAAAGACCAGGGCAGCAGGCCTATCAGAGCGAACCGAAGCGGACTGAACCGGCTGGGCATCTGGGCTATGGCGCGATGAGATCGCCGGTCAATGTGCCGGCCAGGGGCAGAAGAGCGCAGGTTGTGAGCTTCCCCCCGCCGACAGCAGGCTGGATCAGCAATCAGAACCTTGTCCTAAATACAAGCGATAAGCCCGGCGCAGTAGTGCTCGATAACTTCTGGCCCACGCCGCAAACCGTGCGAATGAGGCGTGGTTGCGCCCTTTATTCACAGCCTGATCAGTCGCAGGTTTGTGATACGCTCATGAGCTATGATAATGGTTCAATACAGCGCCTTTTTGCCTGCATTGGCAGCAAGATATGGGACGTGACCAGCGCATCAGAGCCCGAGGTTGTGCAGTCTGGCCTAACTGGGGGTGAGTGGTCATATGTCCAGTTCGCAACGACTGGCGGCATCTGGCTCATTGCTGTCAACGGTGTCGACCCTATGCAACTGTTCGACGGGTCTCGTTGGTGGCCGATAACGGGCGCTGATATCCTGCGCATTCCGCTCGGTACCTCAAGCAAGGTTTTCTCAGCAGGAGAGACAGTCACGGGCGGCACGTCTGGCGCGACTGGCACAATCCTGTATGCGAACTCGTCCGAGATCTACCTGACCAGCACGAACGCAAAGGCATTCTCGTCAGGAGAAACGCTCACAGGTTCGAACGGAGGGAACGCCACGGCGTCGGCAGCCAGCGAGACATGGTTTCCCGGCATCAAGGCGGCCTCAAGCTCTTCAATAGCGGATATCGAAACCAGCGATTTCTCGTTCGTCTGGGCCTATATGGGGCGACTGTGGTTCGTGCAAAGCGGCACGATGAATGCGTGGTATCTTGCCGCAGACGCTTTCAGTGGAAATGCCACTCCCTTCCCTATGGGCGGCATATTCAGCGACGGCGGAGAACTGATGTTCGGATCGTCATGGTCTTTGGATAACTCCAGCAGTGGCGGGCTCTCCGAACAGTGCGTCATGTGCTCGGAAAACGGAGAGGTTGCGGTTTATCAGGGCGTCGACCCTAACCTTGCATCCTCATGGAGCAAGGTCGGCCTATACCGCATCGACAAGCCCCGCGGTAAGCGTGCGTTCATCAGAAACGGCGGTGATCTGCTCATTGCGACAGATGCTGGCTTGATACCCCTCACCCAAGCCGTTCAGCGCAATCCGAGCGATCTCGCTCTAGCCGCCGTCTCGTACCCTATTCAGGACGCCTGGAGTCAGTACGTTGCCGAGAGGCCAACCCGCAACTGGCAGGTGATGGTATGGCCCGAAATGCAGATGATCGGAGTGGCCGTTCCTGCTTACAGCGCGTTTCAGCCTTATTTGCTCGTGGTGAACACGAACACCAGCGCATGGGCGAGATTCACTGGCTGGGACTGTCGGGCATTCGCCGAGATGAACGGACAGATGTATTTCGGGACCGTCAATGGGCGGATCGTCGGCGCCTGGCAAACCGGGTATGATTTGACGGCGACATTCACGTCAATCTATGCGCCCCTGTTCCACGACCTGGGCGGAACGTATGGCGTCAAAATCCCCAAGAACGCCAATGTCATGATGCGCGGAACATTCCCGGTCACCTGGTCAGTGTCGGTAATGTACGATTACATCGTAAACGTACCAGCCGCCCCTTCCGGAAGCGGAGTTTCGGCGCAGTCAATCTGGAACGAGGCAAAGTGGGGCGTAGGGACATGGAATCAGGGCAATCAGCTCATCTCGCAAAAGAGATGGTCATCAGTCTCTGGTCAGGGATATGCATTATCCCCTTGCCTGCAGATAACCAGCGGAAATCTTGCGCCATTCGATAATGAAATTGTTCGCATCGACATCACATACCTTGCGGGCGGACTGCTTTCGTAATTAAATACGGAAATTTTCAAGTGAGAAGTTCGGTGAAAAAACTCATTGCTACGTCGGCTTTACTTTTATTGGCGGGATGCGCAACACCGGCTGATGAGCGGGCCGCAGCCGGGAAAGAGGCGGTCGCTCTCTCCAAGGACTGCAATTTGCAGCCAAGTTACGCGACGAGGGCGCGTTGTGTCGCAACATATATTCTGCAAGCTGACCGCAAGCACGGAGTAAACCCGCGCTACGATCTGCAAAAGATCCAAGCAATGATCGCAACAGCTGAAAGTGTCGATAAAGGGGCTATTGCTCCCCAAGAAGCAAACCAAAGGATGTCACTGTACTTTGCCGAGTTAGACGCAGCAGCCAGTGCGGATGATGCTGAAGCAGCGGACCGAACGCGCGCAAGATATGCGGCCGCAGCCTTTTCTATGCAGAACGGATTCCAGAACGCTTCGCGCTCATTCCAAAGCGCACCCACGACCTCCGTTCCTCCTTACATCTCGCCCACAAGATGCATGACGCAACCAAGCGGAGGGGGGTTTGCTACCAGTTGCAACCACTAGGTTGTCAATCATTGGGAATGCCGTGTCTCGTCATCCTTTGGTGTATCTTGTACTGGCACTCAAGCATTCCCTATTATAGTCTATGCTCAGGATAATATCTTCTGCCGAAAACGACGCACGGATCCCTCGCTTTCTGGGAGAGAGACTTGGCGTTGCATTCTATCCCCCGTTCACCACCATGGGCCTGGAGCGGAATGGCGAAATCATTGCCGCCTTCCTGTTTAATATCTACACGGGGCCAGACATTCATGTTACTATCGCCGGTAGCGGGTGGACGAGGCGCTTCCTGCGTGAAATGGGCCAGTATCTTTTCGAACAACTAAAGGTCGAACGGTTTACGGCAATCACCGAAAATCAGAGCGTGGTTGATATCGTAAAGCGTGTGGGCGGTAGGAAAGAAGGTCTCCTTCGAAACCATTTTGGCCCCGATCGTGACGGTATTCTTCTCGGCGTTCTGAAGAATGAATACCGGTACGCAACCCATGGTAAGCTCACCCAAAGCACCTGATCCATACGAGACCGCGAACGCTCAGAGCCAATACAACATGATGACTGCTCAGACGCAGCAGCTCATGAACATGACCGATCAATATACGCCTTACGGGGATGTGAAATATGATCAGGTCGGATCGACACAGATCACAGGGCCGGACGGGAAAACCTATCAAGTTCCCCGCTTCAGTCAGACTACGACGCTTAACAATCAGCAGCAGCAAACGCTCGGCCAGCAGCAGCAGGCGGCAACCAATATCGCGTCCACAGCCAATTCTCTGTCGAACACCGGACTCTCCAATCTTTCGCAGGCAGTGGACACCTCGGGCGCGCCAGCCTTGCAAAGTAATCTCGGCAGCGGATTCAGTCAGAGCCCTGGGGCCAATTATTCCAGCTCGGTAGGAGGTGGATACTCTTCTGGCCTTGGGTCTGGATACACCTCCAATCTCGGATCCGGTTATCAGAACAGTCTAGGAAATGGATACTCGTCGTCCCTTGGAAACAATTATTCGACAGCCTTGGGTAATGGGTATCAGACCTCATTTGGGGGCGATGTGTCCAAAGCCTACAGCGATGCAAAAAATGCTGTCATGGACCAATACACGCCAACGCTCGACAGAAACTCAGAGGCATCACGCGCCCAGATGATCGCATCTGGCATCCGACCCGGCTCGGCTGCCTATACCGCAAACGAGCAAACTATCGGTGACAACTATACGCGTGCTGCTGACCAAGCCACGCAAACGGCGCAATCGGTTCAAAATCAGCTTTTCAACCAGCAGCAGGCGCAAGCATCCTTCTCAAATAATGCGCTCACCAACCAGATGAACACCCAAAATGCGGCAGCGCTTCAGGGGCAGGGTTTCACCAATAGCGCTGCATTGAACTCCGCAAACTTCGGCAATTCTTCTCTTTTGAACCAGGCCCAATTTGGCAACCAGGCGGCTCTCCAAGGTCAAGGATTTACCAACAGCGCATTACTCGGCCAGATGCAGGCGCAGAACAGTGCTGCTCTCGGCGCTCAGGGGTTCACGAATAGCGCTGCCTTGCAACAGGCACAGTTCGGCAACGACGCGCGCAATCAATATCTCAGCCAATACTATCAGCAGCGCGACCAGCCCCTGAATGAGCTTTCAGCTTTGCTGTCGCAGTCTCAGGTGAACAATGCCAACACCGCAGCGAGCGCAACCCCGCAGACGCAGGTGGGTGGCGTCGACTATAGCGGCATAGTGCAGAGCAACTATGCGCAGAAGATGCAGCAGTCCAATCAGATGATGAGCGGTCTTATGAACATGGCGTCGTCTGCGACCGGAGCCGGGGGAATGCTGCTCGGCTCTGATATCCGCATCAAAAAAGACATTCGCCTTCTCATGCGGTTCCCCAATGGCCTAGGCCTCTACGCCTTCCGATACAAAAAAAAGCCCGAAGACCAGCACATCGGCTTCATGGCGCAGGAAGTCGCTCAACATTACCCGGAAGCTGTGCACACCCACGCAGACGGTCATCTGATGGTCAATTACACCTTGGCGGCGCAGCGTCTGCAACAGGATCTCGGAGCTGCAAGCAATGGATAATATGATTTGGGGCAGCGACGGTCAGCTTGTCTCATCCGACCAGCACCGCATGGCGATTGCTCAAGCTCTTCTCCAGCAAGGACAGCAGCCTGCGAACAACATTGCGCAAGGTGCTGCGAACGCGATCAGCTCCTTTGCGGGCGGATACATGGCGCAGCAGGCCCGAAATCCCGCTGATCCATTTTCGGGCTCTGGTGTCGACGCCTTCAGTTCGCAAGCTGGACCAAGCCAGCCTGAAAGCGCCTTACTCCCCAATGCCGGACAAGCAGAGAATCCTTATCTACAGAAGATTTTTGGCGGAGGCTTCTGATGGCGAGTTGGCTATGGACGACAGACGGCGAGAAAGTGACGCCGGGACAGCTTGCACAGCGGCGCCAGATCGCTCAGTCCCTGCTTCAGCAAGGGCAGCAAACACCCGCGTATAATTGGGCGCAAGGTGCTGCCAACGCCATGAATAGCTTCCTAGGAGGCTTCATGCAGGGACGCGCAAACAAGGCGGAAGAGGCGATAGATGCTGATAGCGACAAGTTCGTGCAGTCGCTTATCTCGGGAGGTTCGCAGCAGCAAGGCGGGAGCCAAGACGACCACCTACTTTCCGCAGTCAGGGCGCCCCAATCGCCGCAGGTAGCCGAAGCAACCCAAAACGCCGCCAGTGATATTATCGCCGATCGCTACTATGACCGCCTGAAGCAAGTCGAGAGCGGCAATAACCTGACAGCTAAGGCGCTGACCTCCTCAGCCACTGGCCCGTACCAGTTTACGGATGGCACATGGCGCGGAGTGATGAAGCAGCACCCGGACCTAGGCCTAACGCTCGATGGGCGCACGGACCCGACGCAGGCGGATGCAGCCGTGCGAGCGCTGTCGTCTGACAACATCGCCTACATGATGCAGCATGGTATTCAGAACCCTGATGCTGGGCAAAGATATCTCGCTCACTTCGCAGGGGCTCCTACCGCCTCGCGTCTCATCAATGCAGACCCGGCGACACCAGTATCAGCGGTCATGTCGCCGGGTCAGATCAATGCCAATCCGTTTCTGAGAGGGAAGACGGCAGGTGATGTTCTGGGCTGGGCAACCAACAAGATGGGGGGCGTCGATGCGGCGCAAATGCCTGCCCCACAAACTGCGCCATCAACCCAGCAGCAGTCCGCACCGATGGTTGCCCCCTTACCGGCTCAGACTGGCCCTTCTCAAGCCGAGCTTCTGCAAGCCCTAGCTAATCCACATTTGAACCAGCAAGCCCACACCATAGCTGCCACACTTCTCCAAAATCAGATGCAGCAGCAGCAAGCAGATCGCGCCTCGCAACAGGAGCAGCAGACATGGCTGGCGCGTCAGAACTACCAGCAGCAGCAGCAGGCAAATGATCCACTTCGCCAGGCTCAGATTGCAGAATATGGCGCTCGTGCCGACGCATTGCGGCAGAAAACGAACGCTCCTGCAGGCCCAGGGTACTCTATGCTTTCGCCGCAACAGGCGCAGTCCATGGGGCTTGATCCGCGTAAAAGCTATCAAGTCGGCCCTGATGGAAAGATAGGCGAGATCGGTAACAGCGGCGTGAATGTGACGCTCAACAGCGGGCCGACGACCAGCGAATTCCAAAAGAAATCGGATGACGCTGCTGCTGATCGATTGGGAGGCTATGTGCAGGAAGGCAATGCTGCTCCTGCTATGATGGGACAGCTTCAGCAGCTTTCCGATCTCTCGCGCAGCATTGGAACCGGCAAGGGCGCCAGTTTATGGCAAGCGTCGGGCCTTATGCGCAGTCACTTGGGATCAACGTTAAAGGCCTCGACCAGACGCAGGCATTTACTGCGATTGTCGATCGGATGGCGCCCCAAATGCGCCCGGTAGGATCTGGGTCATCGTCTGACACTGATGTTCGCATGTTCATGAACAGCCTGCCTCAGTTGGGCAATACCGATCGAGGAAACCAAATCATCACGGGCACAATGCAGGCCTTGCAGCAGAACAAGTTGCAAGCAGCCGATATCGCCAGTCAGGCCCAGCGCGGACAGATCAGCTGGCAGGACGCAGAAAGCCAGATTCGCAAATTGCCGAACCCATATGAACAGTTCCGCAAGGCGCATTCCGATCTAGCAGCAGGTGGCGCCGCTTCTTCTCAGCCCGCAGCGACATCATTCGGCACTCAACGCCGCACGCAAAGCGGCGTAACCTGGAGCGTTCATTGATGCCAACGCTCACGATAAACGGGCGCTCCGTGACGGTGGGCGACGAGTTCACCAAGCTTTCTCCCGAACAGCAGGACGCAACAGTCGACGAGATAGCTCGGTCTATTGGAAGCCAACAAACCTCGGCGCAAACCGCTGCGGCGGGTGATGGTGCGGATGCGTTAGGAAGTGCCGCCCACACGGGCAATGCGGTCATGCGCTCACTGGCTACGGGTATACCCGTTATCGGCGGCGCCATGAACGCAGCCGACGCCGGATTGGATGCAGCTGCGTCATATGCACTCAATCCGCTTTTCCCAAAAGACCAGCAATTGCAGGGCTCGCTCGGGGACAGGTATCACCAGGCACTCGCAGCCCAGAAGGGCATGGACCGACAATTCCACGACAGCCATCCGGTTGCAGACACCGCTGCGCACATCGCTGGCGGCGTCCTGGGCGGCTTGGCTGGCGCTCGCTTCCTCGCCCCGACGATGAGTGTTCTCGGCGTCTCAACCGCTCCGGGCCTCGGTGGTGTTGCCCTACGCAGCGGCGTAGCGGCAACTGGCGGCGCTGGCATTGGAGCTGCCGATGCCGCAGTCAGAGGCGACGATATCGGAAGGTCCGCAATTGTGGGCGCGCTTCTCGGCGGCGCTGGCTCTGTCGTTGGCGATGCTGCTGGGGCTGTCTTACGTCCGGTACTGGCTGGCCCGGTTCAGCGAGCGAGAGACATAATCAGGCGGTTGTCGGATGCGGACGCCCTGACGGAAGGGAATGCAGGAGCCGAGCTGCAACGCCTCGGCCCGTCTGCGATGATGGGTGACCTTGGCCCTAACATGCAGCAGGCCTTGCGCGCAACGGCTTCTGCGCCGGGTGCTGCACAACGCCGCATAGCAGAGGCTCTGATTTCCCGAGCCGACAGCGCAGGCGAGCGCGTAACGAATGCCGTTGACGGCGCGCTCGGACCGAGAACTAACGTCTTAGAAGCGGCAGACGATATCGCAGCAGCGCGCGCCCGGCAGGCTGCGCCATTATATGAGGCAGCGTACAGGGCGGAAGTGCCCGTTACCCCTGAGCTTCAAGCCGTCTTGTCGAGGCCTGCCGTCGAGAGAGCGACGAATACAGCCCAGCGGCTTGCTGCGGATTCTGGCGAGGTATTCGACATTGAGCGGCCTAGTGTCATGGGGCTGGATTACACAAAACGAGCTTTGGACGACGCCATCTCTAGCGCCCTGCGGTCCGGAAGCAACAATGAGGCCCGCATACTGATCGAAAACCGCAATGCAATCGTGGGACATCTTGACGCGCATGTCCCAGAATATGCTGCCGCCCGCCGCGTTTTCTCGGATCACTCCAGGGTCGCTGATGCTTTGGCGGGCGGACAGGAACTGTTCCGGAATACGCAATCCCCCGATGCGGTTGCCCGCGTCCTGTCTGGCATGTCCGACGCCGAACGTAGCGCATTTCAGGAGGGCGCCCGGCAGCAGGTTGCGCAGGTCATGGGTACGGCCCGGAATGATGCGAACGCCGCCCGCGCCATGATGGATAGAGGATACAATCGAGAGAAACTCGATCTTCTTATCGGCCCCGAGTCCTCAGCGAAAATCGGGGATGCGATCGATGCTGAACGAACCTTCGCAGCCACTAATCAAGCGGCGCGAGGGGGGTCTATGACGGACCGAAACCTACTGGCGCAGCAGATAATCCCCGGCGCGGAATCACCCCCCGTTTTGCGCTCTCTGCTTAACTTTCGGCTTGGCGATGCGCTTGCGGGATCTGTTGACCGCATAGCTAGGCCCGCAATCAGGGCTCGCGATGCGCGCACCAGAGACGCACTCGCCGATGCCCTTCTCTCGCGCGATACCTCCACTCTTGCGCCAGCCGAAACCTTCAATCACGCCCTGAGCAATCCAGTCGCCGCAGCCCTGATCGGCGCAAATCAGAACGGACCACGCTGATGCCTTATGATAGCAATGGGAACTATACACTCCCTTCAGTTTACAGGGCTTCCCCCGGCACGACGATCATGACCGAGCAGCACAACGCGCCACTTGAGGACGTGCAGGCCGCTCTGAACAAGGCGCTTTTACGAGATGGTACGGCGCCTTTTATGGCAAATATGAATGCTAACGGCTTTCGCATAACCGGCCTTGCAAACGGAACGGACAACGCTGACGCGGCGAACCTAGGCCAGCTGAAGGCGCTCCTATCGAATACAGCCTCACGGGAGACACGACCGTTGAGTCTGTTACTGTTACTGGAAGCGCCTCCTTTGAAGGAGGCGTTATCACACCATCCCTGAGCGCTCCAAAGGATGTGGCAGATATCCAAGTCAAGTCTGGTTACAGGATGGGGGCAAATCCTCTCTACTGCAATCAAATTGCTTCAGACGGCGTGAGCGACATAAAATTTAGCGCAGTCACCAGATTTGGCGACAATACGATATTTGCCAACAGTTTCGGCGTTGACGGTGCTGCGACCCGAACCATCGTTGGGAACACGATTGTTTCTAACGTTTGGGATTTCGTCTCACGGCCAATAATCCCGGTCGGAAACGTATCGTGGTACGAGACCAATGCTCAGGCTGTTTCAGTTGGCGATGTCTTAGCGTCATTTCTCAACAACTTCGGGCGCGCGCAAACCTCAAACAGCCCAACGACTTTCAGCAGCGGGCTTTATGTCCCCCTTGGAATCAGCAGCACAGCCACGACCAACAACGCTGTCATGGCGACAGGAGATGCATTTCTGACGTTCCTGCGCGTTGGTGGGCCGCCGCAATCGTCTTCAAGTCCGACAAGCTTTACCAACGGCGTGGCTGCGAATTCTCTATCTGTCGGATCTCTACTGCCTGCGTCGGGAAGTGTTGATATCAGTATCCAAGCGGGCGCAAGAATGGGAGGTCAGACGCTTTACTGCAACTACCTCTATCCGGATGGCGCCAGCGATCTGACCGTGCGGACTAATTTCCGCATGGGGCCTAGCATTCTATACTGCAACAATATCATTCAAGACGGTGCGTCGACCCGGACTATCACTGGTAACACGAATGTAAGCGACCTATGGAATTTCGGTATCCGCCCATCAGTGTCCGGCACAACTGTCGCTCTGATATCCGACCTCCCCATAGATCCATCACAGAAGACTGTGAGCTTCACGGTAAACACATCTTCCGGGTCATGGGTGAGTTTTCCGAGCGGATTCAGCGACAAGCCGACCGGCATCACGATCACAGGGCGGACCAACAGCGGATATCCCGTAATCGGGAGTTTTGATGGCGAGACAGCGAGCGGCTTCACATTGACCGCTCAAAGAGAAGACCGGAACGGTTCAACCGTCGTCAGCTACGCCTGGGACTTCAAAATCACAGCTACAGGGCCAAAATAATCATGACCGATGCGACAAACCAGAACACATCTGAGACCGTCCTTGAACTCCTCAAGTCCAATTATCCCTCGCAATACTACGGCATCCCTTCGAGCGACGCTTCAGTGATCAGTTTGGCGGTGAATGTTTGGGCAGCAATCGACGTGAGCGGACAGCCTCACAATGTCACGACGCTCCCATCGTCTTCTGCGCTCGTGCCGCTTACGGAAGCGCAGTTTTCTCTCTTGATAGGGAGCACAAACGTCACGCTGGACCCGGAATCCCTCGCGCTGCTCTATCCAAATCGATATTACGCAGAGTTCGACACATCCGCCGCACAACCCACCGGGGTGACGGGATGGTTCGACACATGGACCCTGAGCACGACAAAAAATATTCCGCAGGCGAAAGACATGCTCGGCCTGTCAGAGGAACAATGGAACGCGCGCAAAGTCGTCGGGCAAGGCGTGGAGAATGGAGCCTGATCGACTACACGCCCCCGCCCCCGCCAACTCCAATCAATGTTCAGGCAGAGGACGAAATGACTTGGGTTTCTTCTCAGGCATCGATGGCGTCTGCAATGGGAGAAACGTTTACGGATGAGATGAAGACTTACGTTAAGGCGATACAGGCAATCTCCAATGGCACTGACACAACAAGCAAATCGCTTCCAGCGCGACCGACTGCCATCACGCTTAAATCATTGCAGGATGTGGCCATAATGGGGTAATATGATACCGTAATTACTCGCCTTCTCTCGCGTGGCAGCTAAGGCGGAATTCTTCCAGAAATTCGGGTTCGCAATGAACAGAATTTACACGAAGATCGCCGCTGCCATAGCATCAGTGGTGTCCTTTATCGGGCCTTCGTTTGCCCAGACTCCGGTAACTCTATCATCTTGGGGCGCGCCTGTTACGTTAATGGGCGCCGGGAAACCGAACGGCCCAGTAATGCTGGACGCTAATGGGCAGATTCCGACCGTTAATCTGTCGAGCGCGCTCGCAAACTACGTCACGAATTCGGTTTTCAGCACCACCATCGCTTCCTATCTTAAGTCGTCTGACGCAGCATCGACTTACCTGACGCAGACCAGCGCAGCATCATCTTATCTCACGCAAGCGAAGGCCGCATCAACGTATCTTCCTTTAAGTGGCGGAAGCATAACGGGTAATGTTGTCCTGTCTGGTTACGTTCGCATACTTAGTGGCGGGTATCTGTGGCTAACAAACCCGACGCAAGATGCAAACAATCAAAATATCTATATAAGCTTCGATTCCTCCGACAATTCCCTTTACTTCACAAATAGAGGGGCTCAGGCATCGAACTATCTGACATCAAAGTTTAACGCGATCAAAGCCACAAGCTTGACTGGAACTGGCAACGCCTATGCGTGCGTCAATTCGGCGGGCCAGTTCTATCGAAGCGCGTCCGCATGTCAGTGACCGATATCCCTCAGATAGACATGCTTGCCGACCATGGGCGCCGCCTGAGTGCGGTCGAGGGGGCCATTGTTGAGATCCGTCTCGAACATCGCTCGCTCTCTGACAAGCTGATGCAGATGCACGGCGAGAACAAGGCTAGTGCGGAGGCTCGTGAGAAAGCAACCCTTAGCGCGATCGGCGCTTTAGCGGCCAAAGTCGAAAAGCTCGGCGATCTCAGGGGGTGGGCGAAATGGGCGCTCGTCGTCACGGGCATTGCGTTCGGTTACGCAAGCGCACATTTCGCAGGGTGGGTCCATTGACCGGCATCGATATAGCAGTCTCCCTGATTTCACGCAGCGACTTCGAAGGCCTCAGCCTCAAGCCCTATCTCTGCCCTGCCGATTACTGGACCATCGGTTACGGCAATCGCTTCCTGTCAGACGGCTCGCCAGTGACGGCCAAGACGAAGCCAATCACCAAGGGCGAGGCCCTTTCCCTCCTGCGACAGACAGTGCTGGCCTTCCAAGCGGAGCTACGTTCCTTCGTGACCGTGCCTCTGACCGATTATCAGGAAGCCGCTCTTCTCTCCCTGCAATTCAATATCGGCACTGGCGCGCTCAGAAACTCAACGCTGATCCGCAGGCTCAACCAGCGCCTCTATGCCGCTGCCGCTCAACAATTCCTCGTCTGGGACAAGGCCACCGTTAATGGCCGGCTCGTCACTCTGCGCGGTCTACAACGCCGCCGCAAGATCGAGAGTGATGTGTTTCTTGGAAGGAATATCCACACAAACGGAGCCTCCGCATGAACTTCGACTGGCAGCCCTTCCTGTCCCTATTTTCCCAGATCCTCCCGCTTTTTCCGGCACAGGTTGCGGCTGACATCGCGCTGTTCGGGACATTCCTGATCTCCCTGGCCGCTGTCATCGCCCGCTTCTGGCCTCGTCCCTCCGACGGCTCGAAGTGGCTTCCCCTTTACCTGCTCGTCAACGGGCTCGCTATGAACAGCAAGCACGCTGCGAACGCGGACGACCGCAAACCCTGACTGACGACACCGGCAATCGGGCCGGGATCAGTCATCATCATTGAGAAAGAGAATACCATGACCACTAGCGCAAACACGCTCGTCACCAAGCTCGTCAAGCTGATCACCGATGCGGCTGGAAGTTCTGTCAGCACTGCCACGACGGCAAAGCTGACGGCAGCCGCTGCCATTATCGGCGAGGTCGGCGATCTGATCATTCCGTCGCTCGAAAACTCCAACAAGGATCTTTCGGCCATCCTCGACGCAATCAGCGCGATCGAGGACGATGCCGACAAGCTCGACACCGACATCAAGACCCTCGTTGCCGCCTTCAAGGGCACGAGCAGCACTGTTGCGCAGGCCGCTTGACGGCTGATCTCATTGCCGGGGCGGTGGCGTTTGTCGTCGTCGCCCTCGGTGTCCTGATCTGGTACGCCAACCGGGCCGGGAAGAACGCAGCGTCTGTCAGCACGTCCGAGGCTGCAAAGACCTCTGCCGATGCTCAGACGCGCAAGGCTCAAGCCATGGCGCAGGCTCAGGCCGACAAGCCAGCGACGGAAGAGGCGGTGTTGCAGCGTCTCGGGGACGGCAGCGCATGAGGTGGATCGCTCTCGTCTCCCTCCTCGGGCTCTCTTCCTGCTCGTCGGTGCAGTATGTGCCCTGCCCTACCCTTGTAGCCTACAGCAAGGCTGATCAGGCGGCGCTTGCTGCGGAGATCAAGGCGGGTCCGAAGCCGGAAACAGTGCGCTGGATTGGCGACTATATCGGGCTGCGGGACCAGGTGCGCGCCTGTCAGAGGTGAGCGGCGTTACTCGTCGCCCTTCTCTCGCCACGCAATCGAGTAATCAATCGTCTCATGTGGTGGCAGAGGTGGCCCCTGATGCGGCCACATATTCGACCGGCGCAGGTGGGCGGTGATCCTCTGCGCCAGTCCCTCGACCTCAGACCCGGTCATCTTCGCATTCAAGCGCCTGTGCCTTCCGCTATCGTCAAGCTTCAGCGCCATGAGGATCACGAAGTGCACGTCTTCTTCGGTCGCTGGGGTCGGGCTTGTCATAGTGGAGAACAGAACGCGAACGAAGGGCAGGAGTCAACCCTCAGTTCGGAGCCAGTAGACTCGCATAAACCGGCACGGATCTGGCACGGCTTGACACGATATGAATCGGCTTAG